CTTCCTCGCCGGGACGTAGGGATCGTCGTTGGCGGGCGCGGTGCCTCCTCCTTCGATGGTGTACTTGTAGCCGCGTACCTGCGTGTAGTAGCGGTCGTTGTACTCACGGGATTCGAGCGTAAAGTCTACGGCGACGATCATGCCTTCGCACAACTTCACCTCTACGACATCCGCCTTGTCGCCCCAGAACTCGATGTAGACATCCTTGGGGTATTCTCCTTCCGTCTGGAGTACGATTCCGATTTTCTTCCATGTCCCGCGTGCCGACTCTCCGGTAACGGGTTCGCACATCTTCGTGATGACTCCTTTGATTTGCATACTATTCTTCTGGTTTTGTTATGAATTGGGTTTTGTGGTCGTATTTTTCAGGCGCATCCATCTTCCAGCGACATCGGTTGCAGTCGTCTTGGAAATCCTCCTCGAATATCGCCTTGTATCGGCATGTCTGGCACTGCTCAGCCAGATAGCGTTGCGGGAGAAGAGATGCAGTGCGCATGGACTCCTGCTTGCCGATCAGGTCTTGGAACTTTTCGAGGAAACGGTTGCTGTCGGTCTCTTTCAGCGCCAGCCTTGCGATCTTTTTCTTGGCGGCAAGGATGAACTCCTCGGAGTAGGTTCCGTCTTCGTTTATCAGCGACACTCCAACGTCGTCATCTTCGCTCTCTCCGGTGTTTATGAAAGCGTTGATGTCTCGGTACCTCTCGGTAAGATAAACCTCCGCATCGGCCGATTCCAAGAGCGACTTAGCGGCGGTCCTGACCGTTGCGTATGACTTGTCACGCATGTCGAACACCATCTTATAGATGTCGGTGAACGTCATATTTGTGAACAAGTACAACTCAAGCGCCCGTATCTCGGGTTCCGCGAGGCTTGACTCCGGCCGCTTCTTCGGCTTAGGGAGCATGTCGTATATACGAGGTGTTGCCATTATCCTTCTTCTTCAATGGGCGTATCGAGAGTAAAATTCGCTTGGCCGCAGGGACAAAGAGGCATGCCTACCTGAGCCCACTTCTTCGTCAGCCGGATCGTGTACCCGCACTCAGGACATACTGCTTTCAACATGCGGGTTCCGTCCTTTTTAGACGGAGTAAACAGCTTCATGCCAGACAGCGCCGTATGCGGAAAGGGCCCGAGCTTCTCGTCAACGAGGAACGTGAACTCTTCGACCAAAGCGTCGCTGGCAGTAGTAGACTTCATCTTGCCTTCCAGCCCTACGGCCAAAGCGACTCGTTTGAAATCCTTACCGTGGCCGTGAATACCTACGGCATGCACCAGCTCGTGTACGAGTACCGAAAGGATGCCGTCAGCACCGTTTACGTTGGCGATGGTGGGGTTGATGAAGATTTGAACTGGCTTCTCCGAGTCGGATTCCGTCCAGCACTGGCCGAGAACCCTACGCTTCGCCATGCCACCCTTGTCTGGGAAACCGATGGAAACCTTGAGATTCTCCGGTATGGTGCGGCCGCTGGTCTTGCATGCCTGCTGAAATGTCGGTCGAAAATGATCGACAGCCGCTTCAAGCCACTCTTCTCGGGTGGCGAATTTAAACTCTTCTGCCATAGTTGTAAGTTGTTTGGGGTGTAGCTTGGAGTCGAACCAAGCCCCGGATTTATAGTCCGGCCGAGGGAAACGGGAAACCCTTACACCCTTTGTATTAGTTGCCGAGTGAATCGGCGGGAAATTCCCCGACAGGCTCGGGTTTGGCCTTGTATATGGGATTGGCGGCGTTCGTGAATCTTTTGTCAACGTAAATAGCGATTCCCGTGTTGGCCTCCCGGACGTAACCTTTGACGAGGATGTCGTAAGCAGTTCCCTGCTGGACCTTGATGCCGAAGGTTTGAAGAAGCTGGTGTTCGAGACTGGCTTCGATAAGCGCCTGATCGACCGGAGAGACGTTGCGCGAGGCGACAATCTTGATCGAGTCGGTGTTACAGACGAAAGCCTTGAACTCGGCGGAGATCGGAGTAGACTGGTTTGCGACCAGTCCTTCGACGTCGAGTTGATACTTGATGTCCGGCTTCTTGTCGTTGCAGGACACGCCTGCAACGAGGACGGCGCACAACAGCGCCATCAGTGCGAAAATTTTCTTCATGTCAAAAAACGTTTTGTGGTGGTGATAAGTAGAGGAGAAGAGAGGTTTCGAACCTCTTCCGGGGGTACCAGAGCCAAATCGACTCACCCGTGCGCCGCATGCTACTTCTCCAACACCCTCTTTCGAGGGAAACCTAAAAAGTTAAGAACCTTTAACAATGAATAATACCCGTCTCACGACGTACTGAGGATAATCAGGGAATCGAACCCTACGTCCGGAGCAACGTGACAGCCCGGTTAAAATGCCGTCGATTATCCTACATGAACGATGCTCTTAGTGAGTAAACTGTCGAGTGACCATTCGGTCGTCCTACTTACTGGCATCCGGCACAATCCGCCTTCCGGGTTCATGTTTGTTGCGGAGGCTGGACTCGCACCAGCGATCTCTTGGTTATGGGCCAAGCGAGATACTCCTTCTCCACCCCGCATGTGACCCCGTATCGTGGGGTCAGGCGGCCAACGTACCGATGACGCGTAATCGTTTCAAACAAAAATCCTTCTAATTGCCACACATGGATTTGCGGCGGCTCCGGGGCATCGACCCGGAAGACTCCTTGTGGCATGCTTAGTTAAACGAAACACCAGAAGCGGTTCAAGAATGAGGAAGGAGCGCATGCCGAGTGCCACCATATCAAAGAACGTTTATACGTTATTACAAGTGCAAAGTTAAACATTTGTTTTTAAATAAACAAACTTTTATCCCACAAAATTTGCTGTGTTTTTGCTTTCTTGCAGTACTCCAGAACTTTAACCGGGTTGATTCCTCCCACTCCTCCGTCTATGATGTTGAGAAAATCGTCTAAATCATCGCAAAAGTAGCCCCATTTGGGAACCCGTATAAGCCACTCGGCCTGCTCGATCAGGTGCGCTACTTTGTGCCGGGTACCGGGGCATTTCACCTCTATACCGATCAGACGGCCTTCTTCGCAGTAAATCAGGTCCGATACACCTCTGACAAGCCCCATAGAGAGCTTCATTGAGCCCTCCACCCCACTGCTAACCTCTTGGAATGTAGCGAATAGGTGGCCGCGTCGGTGGGGCCAAATCTCGGCGAATTTCATCACCATTCGAGCTTGGAGTTTAGACTCCTCGTGTGCGATACCGCGCTCCTTCGGCCGCGGCTGTACGATAATCTGTGTCTTTGCCATTATAATCCGAGTTCGTTTTGTTCTGATACCAGCTTTTTCTTTCTGGCCTTGTTTTTCAAAATATTCTTTGAGAAGTAATCCCAGTAGTATGGGCTCACCTTCTTCCCCTCCTTCGTTCTTAGGACCTTTATGACCCGCATGAACGTAGCCTTTTCGTGCGGGGCGTTCTTGATACATACGGTGGTTAAAACACGCGGCACCGACCAGCCCTCGTATTTTATCTTCTTGGCACACCACACTTCGAGGCTCTCCTGATCCTCGGCCGTGTCTATGAGTTCTGTCAGTTCGATCTCGTATATCTTATCGAGCTTCGGGAAGACGTAGCCACAGTAGGGGCACTTTTGGGCCGTTTGGGGTACCAGTCGGCCGCATCCGAGCTTCTTGCCGTCTTTTCCGAGAGGGCATAGCTTGGTCGGCATGACGCCTCCCTTTGTTTTATCGTGCCAGAGTCCCATAGGGGGGTCCTCCCGCTCGTACTTGCCGTGCGTCTTCACGTTGTCGCCGAAGTCGAGCACGTTGAAGTACGACTTACCCGGATATGGCCGGGAGCCGCGACCTACCATCTGCGAGTAGTGCGTGTAAGACTTCGTTGCGAGGTCCAGCACCACGGTCTGTATCGAAGGCTCGTCATACCCGGTGTCGAGTATGCCGACGTTGACTAAGACGGAGAAAAGGCCGTTGTGGAAGTCGCGCAGAATGTCTTCTCGCTTCCCGGAAAACTGCGCGTCGGTCTCCGGCTTTCGGACCGACAAAAGGTATTTTGCCTTGATCCCGTGCTCGCAGAATGCTCGTGTAAGGTCTACACAGTGATCGGAACCCGTGGTGAAGACGATGGTTTTGGTTCCAAATGCGATCCTCTTCCAGTTGGTGATGACGCCCGCGTATCGCTCTTTGCGTGTGAACCGCATCTGGAGTGCGCGAGGATCGTAGTCTCCGTTCGCCGCTACGACTGGAAGGTCTTCAAGGACCGGGGCCTGATACACGAAGTTTCGGGAACCGACCAAGAAATTCATCTCGATTAACTCCGGCGTAGAGATGCCTTTGACGATACAATCGTAGTATTCTCCGAGTTGCTTCACCTTGTTCCCGTTCCGGCAGATACTTGCTGAAAGGCCAAGCACATGGGCATCTTCGTTGATGTAATCCATCACCTTATCATGCTCTCCTCGGTGCGCTTCATCCACGATAATCATGTTGAAGTGTTGGAGCCACTCCATCCACTCTTTGTGGTTTTTAATACGCACGGAGATCGTTTGCGACATCCCTATGGCGACCTGAGCCTCGGGTATGTTGCGCGTCTCGGCGTTGACTATGGCCGACGTGAGCCCCAAGCGTTGCATCTTGTCGAAGTTCTGCTTGAGGATTTCGTCTCGGTGGCTTAGGATCAGCACATCGTTTCCCTTCGCCGCGGCTCCCACGGCTATCATGGATATGATGACGCTTTTTCCTGATCCCTGCGGCATGTAACCGCATATTCTGGTGAATGCGGGAGTATCGTTCTCCCGCATCGCATCCTTCACGCCGTCAACGAAATCTATTTGGTAGTTTCGGGGAGTGAGCGTAGCCATATATGTAGAAATCTCATACTGTCGATCCGGCCGCCGAGGTTCTTGTACCAGCGTTTTAGGTACACGAGAATATCTACGGGGCCTTTCTTTCCGTAAATGCGTTGCACTTCGATGTTGAACTCAGGTGACAGAACGTGTATCTCCTGCTTTCTGACCACGGACATGATGACTCCATCGGTAAATTCGAGCTCCTTATCTTTACCGGAAGCAATGAACACGATATTGTCGTCTATGGCCGATACGGGGACCAAAATTTCGTCCTGAGATCGGTGCATTACCTTGAATCTGTATGCCATGTTATTTGGGTTCTACTACAAGAAACAGCACCTTGTCGTTTTTGAGCGGCCACTTGAGCTCCATCCGCCTCCGGATGTCTGCGATAGAGTAGCCGTACAGCATCCAAGATATTGCATCCGTAACGGGGTTATTGGTTGTGAGTACCGCCTTACTGATGATCGTGGCGACGTTGCCCTCCTTGTCGGCTACCTCGGTCTCTGATTCTTCGAGCAATTTTTGGTTTTTCCACTCTCCGAGCGGGAGGAGCATAGCCAACTTCCGCTTCGGAGAGGCCGCCAGCATGTGGTCTACTGTTACCATAATCTTCCTTTTTTCCGGAGGACCTTCATCTTCTCTGCGGTGACTGCCTCTCCGATCATTCGACTCAAGTAGTCGAAGCGGGCGGTGTTGCCCCACTCCTTGCGATACAATCCCATCGTGTTGATGTGTTGCTTCATCTTGTCGATGTAGTTTTCGTGAAAATCCTTCTTATTGTCGAGCCAGTGGGGGTGGTTCTTACCACGCCCTACCTCTGCGAAAAACTTGTGCGCCGCGCGTGAATCCCGGCGTTCTAAGCCGTGTTTTATCCCCTTGCGGTAGTAGTACTCCATAATGCACAACATCGCGCGAATTATGCCCTTTTCTGATGTCGGTGATGACCGGAAGTATAGGGCCAGATTCTCGCAATAGACGATGTGCATGGTAGAAATCTGTGCATCTACATGAATACGCCAGTCACGGCCTATCTTAACCTGCAAAGTGGGCTTTCCGAAGCGACGGATGGTCATGTACCCGTCATCGTCGGCGGCGTATTTCTGCGCCTCAACGCTGTCAGGCTCCATCGTCGCTTCGTAAACACCCTTTCGGTAATGGTATTCGCACATCGACGCTAATTCCTTAACGGTCTGATACGAAAACTGCATACCCTACTTTTTGAAGAACGCCTCGCCGTTTTCCATCAGCACTTCGCCGTCTTTGATCTGCGAGCGGTCAATATCGTCGGTGCGGCAAGTAATAAGTTGGACGTCGAGGTCCGTGCAGAGCTTCGAGAGTACGGCCAATCCTTTCTGAGTGAAGGCCACGTCGTCCACGATAGCCAACCGGAGGGCCTTCGGCTTGAGATTCAAGCGAGCGGCCTGCAACATGACACCGATAGCGCTACGCTGGAATGACGAATACTGGAAGATGTAACGCGATTCACCGTTCGGGTTGAGGAAGAAATCCTTGTCGTAGCGGCCGTCGTACATGATCCACACCTCGATCTTGTCGGTATCAGTTGCGTTGGGAACGATCTTGAGGCCCTCGACACCCGTGTCGATGCGCTCGTACATCTTGCGAAGGGTGTTGAGTTCCTTCTCGTACTTGCCCTTTGCCTCGATCCATGCGCACCACTTGGCATAGCGGTCGAAAAGTTCGTTCTCGCGCTCGGCCTTCTCTTTGGAGGCTTTGAGGTCGGCGATCTTAGCGTCTACGGCCTTGGTATCGGGCACGGCCTTCTCGGGGAATTTGAGCAGAGCCTCCTCTGCCTTGGTAGCATCGAGCTCGGCTTTGGTGTTGATGACATCGCCCTCAAACTTGGGAGCCGGGGCCGCCAGTTCAGGCTTAGCGAGCGTGAATTTCGACGTGATGACTTTGTATCGGGCCTCGATCATCTCTTTGACCTTGGCGAGCTCTTCGGTGTTGTAGAAGAACGTCTCGGCATTAGCCTTGATATTCTCGTAGTAGGCGGCCCATTTAGTCTTACGCTCCTCCTGCTCGTTGTATTTCTTCTCCGCTTCGGCATACTCGTCCTTGAGTCGCTGTTTCTCGTCCTTCTCAGCGGTGACAGCGGCGTCGTATGCCTTTTCTGCGGCCCGGAGGCGGGTCTGATACTCCTCACGAATTTTGTTGCATTCGAGTTCGTATGCCGCATCCGCCGGACGAAGAATGCGGTCGCGCTCGATCTCAGCTTCGCGGATGTCTGCCTCGATCTTGT